CACGACATCGTTGTGCATCCTAGATGCCGGCACACCATCGATGAATTGACCTGTTACAGTTACAAGACCGATCCTCTAACTGGAGCCATCTTGCCAGTTCTGGCAGATCGTGATAATCACTTGATAGACGCTCTGCGCTATGCGTGTGAGGCTAGCCGACGCGCAGCACCTAAAAAGGCTGTTGAGTTCACGCCTTTGGCAACGATGAGTAGGTGGTAAATGGCAAGGCCGACTAGAGATCAACGACTTGGCAACGTGCATGAAGCCGCGTTGAGCGAGTTTGATCGCTGCCAGTCGGTGATGCGTGACGAGCGCCTGCAATGTCTCCAAGACCGCAGATTCTACTCAATCGCTGGGGCGCAGTGGGAAGGCCCAATAGGCGAGCAGTTCGAGAACAAGCCGCGCTTCGAGGTGAATAAGATTCACATGAGCGTGATCCGGATCATCAACGAATACCGCAACAACCGGATCGCTGTTGATTTCGTCTCCAAGGATGGCAGCGAAAACGACAAGCTGGCCGAAGCCTGCAACGGACTCTATCGCGCCGACGAGCAGGACAGCGTGGCCGATGAGGCATTCGACAACGCCTTCGAGGAAGGTGTTGGCGGTGGCTATGGTGCCTGGCGTCTCCGCACCACTTACGAAGATGACGAAGACGATGACAATGAAAAGCAGCGCATCCGCATTGAGCCGATCTATGACGCGGACAGTTCTGTTTTCTTCGATCTAGACGCCAAGAAACAGGACAAGTCAGACGCCAAATATTGCTTCGTCCTCTATTCAATCACCCGCGCATCCTACATTGAAGAATGGGGTGACGATCCGACCACCTGGTCAAATATTATTCACCAGACGCAATTCGATTGGAACACTCCAGACGTTGTGTTCGTGGCGGAATATTACCGGGTTGAGGAAGTGCGTGAGACAATCCGCATCTTCCAGACCATCGAAGGCGAGGAAGAGCGTTATACCCAGGCCGACTTTGACGCAGACGAGACGCTAGAAGAAACGCTGTTCAGCCTCGGCACCATCGAGATGCGCCAGAAGCGCGTCAAGCGGCGCAAGGTCCACAAGTACATCATGAGCGGTGGCGGTATCCTGGAGGATGCTGGCTACATTGCCGGCAAGAACATCCCAATCGTCCCTTACTATGGCAAGCGTTGGTTCGTTGATAACGTCGAGCGTTGCATGGGCCATGTGCGCCTGGCGAAAGATCCGCAGCGCCTCAAGAACATGCAGCTATCCAAGCTCGGTGAGATCAGCGCGCTCTCATCCATCGAGAAGCCTATCCTGATGCCTGAGCAAGTGGCCGGCCATCAGATCATGTGGGCCGAGGATAACATCCGCAACTATCCCTATCTGTTGATCAACCCGATCACTGGCCCGAATGGTGAGACGCAGGCCGCTGGTCCTGTCGCCTATACCAAGTCCGCTGCGATCCCACCCGCAATGGCTGCGCTGCTCCAGCTTACCGAAATTGATATGGCGGAAATCCTCGGCAACAATCAGCAGGCCGAAAAGATGGTGTCCAACATCAGCGGCAAGGCTGTCGAGCTGATCCAGACGCGCCTGGACATGCAGAGTTTCATCTACATGACCAATATGGCTAAATCCATGCGGCGATGCGGTGAAATCTGGCTGTCGATGGCGAAGGACGTTTACGTTGAGGAAAAGCGCAAGATGAAGGCCATCGACCAGATGGACCAGGTATCTTCCGTTGAACTCATGAAGCCGATCATTGATCAGGAAACCGGCGAACTGGCGTATGAGAACGATCTCAGCAAGGCCACCTTTGACGTGTCGGTCGATGTTGGCCCGTCCTTTACCAGCCGCAGGGACGCAACCGTGCGCGCCCTCACCGGCATGATGCAAGTCACGTCCGATCCCGAAACGCAGATGATCCTCCAATCGATGGCGATCATGAACATGGATGGCGAAGGTATTGGCGATATTAAGGACTTTTTCCGTACCAAGCTTGTGCAGATGGGCGTGATCAAGCCAACCGAGGAAGAACAGCAGGCGATGATGGAGGCTATGGCCCAAGGCCGGCAGCCTGATCCGCAGGCGGTCTATCTCATGGCAGCAGCCGAAGAGGCCCAGGCTAAGTCCATCCAGGCACAGGCCAACGCAGAATACAGCCTGGCCCGCGCTGAGGAAAGCAAGGCAAAGACTATGGAAACTCTCTCCACCATCGACATTGATCAGCGCAAGTCTGCGATTGAGACGGCTGAAAAGATTGGGGCCGCGTTGCAGCCCCGAGTGAATGTGGTCCCATCCGCCACGCAATTCGGATGAGTTTGACGGGGTAGTTATGAAAACGGCAGAACTGGAGAGCATCAACAATCTCAATGATATTGAGGTCAACACCGAATCTAACGACGCAGCCAACGATGAGATCAATACCGTCGATGCTGAAGATGAAGATGATGGTGAGGATGATGTTGTTGTCTCAATAGGTGAGGAATCGCCACCTCAGGAGGAAGAAGTTCGTGCGCCAGCATGGGTGCGTGAGCTGCGTAAATCCAATCGGGAAAAAGAACGGAAGATTCGCGAACTAGAGGCACAGCTTAATACCGCAGCGACTGAGATCAAGCCGGTCGCACTTGGCAAGAAGCCCAGCCTAGAGGAATGCGATTACGATTCTGAAGAGTATGAAAACAAGTTGTCCGCCTGGTACGACGACAAACGCATTCATGATGCGTCCGAATCCGAAGCAGTGGCCCAGCGAGATGCTGAATCCAAAGCTTGGCAGGGCAAACTTACTTCATATGCAAAGGCGAAAGCCTCGCTGAAGGTGCATGATTATGACGAGGCTGAGGCTGTCGCCTTGGAAGCGTTCAGCATCACGCAGCAAGGAATCGTTATCCAAGGTTCTGACAATCCCGCGTTGATAATTTATGCGCTCGGCAAAAATACTGTGCGTGCAAAAGAACTTGCCTCAATCACCGACCCTGTGAAATTTGCCTTCGCGGTCGCAAAACTGGAGACTCAGTTGAAAGTTACAAATCGCAAGGCAGCAGCATCGCCTGAACGCACCATCTCTAGTGGAGGTGGCCGCATCTCTGGCAGTGTGGACTCAACCCTAGATCGCTTGCGTGATGAAGCCTTGAAGACCGGAGATTTATCAAAGGTCATGGCTTATAAACGCAGTAAAAAATCAAACTAATTTGGAGTAATTACAATGGCTAACGCATTTTCCAAAGAAGAGATTGTTGCCTTTGAGGACATCCTCGAAGGTTTTAACGATGCTCTTATTCTGTCCAAGAACATCAATATCTACAATACCAACGGCGTAACGATGGAACGCGCTCGTGACACCATGTGGCGTCCGCAGCCCTACATCGCCCAGTCGTTCACTCGAACTGTTGGGACCACGATTGCTTCCAATATTGCGACGATGACGCAGCTTTCTGTTCCTTCGACCTTGGGCTTCAGCCCATGTTCGGCGTGGCAGATGAACGCTCTGGAACTTCGTGATGCGTTGCAGGAAGGCCGCCTTGGCGCTTCTGCAAAGCAGAAGCTTGCCTCTGACATCAACCTGTCCGTCATGGATTTGGCTGCTGCTCAAGGCACTTTGGTTATCCCGATTGCTACCGCTGCTGGTAATTACGATGATGTTGCTCAGTGCGACAGCATCATGAACGAGCAGGGTGTTATGGCGGAAGATCGCTACCTGGCTCTGTCCAGCCGCGATTATAACGGCATGGCTGGTAACTTGGCGGTGGCGACTCGTTCGTTCACCGGCAACAAGTCGGCTAACGCTTATGAGCGTTCTTATGTTGGCCCAGTGGCTGGCTTTGAAACTTACAAGCTGGACTATGCCAACCGCTGCAACGACAACGCCACATCCGGCCTCACCATTGCTACCAACGCCGCTCAGGTTCGTTATGTTCCAGAGGCGACCACCACCAGCACTGGCGGCGTCCTTAACGTAGACAATCGGTATCAGACTGTCACTGTCTCCTCGACGACTGGCGTTCTGGCTGGCGATGCGTTTACGATTACGGGCATTGAAGCTGTTCACCACATTACCAAGCGTTCGACTGGGCAGCTCAAGACGTTCCGCGTAATCAGCATTACCAGTGGCACGGTGATGGTTATCAGCCCGCCTATTATCGGAGCGAATTCGTCTCCGACTGATGCTGAACTTCAGTATCAGAACGTTGATGTTGTTGCGACTTCAGCCACGGCTGCTCTCAACTTCCTCAACATCAACGATTCGGGCATCAACCCGTTCTGGCGCAAGGATTCAATTGAACTCCTGCCAGGCCGGTATGCTGTTCCCGATGGCTCCGGTGTTGATGTCATGCGCGCCTCGACTGACCAGGGCATTGAACTGGTGATGACGAAGCGTTTCGACCCGCTGACGTTCCAGACTCTCTACACGCTGGATACGCTCTATGGTGTCGTGATGACCAACCCCGAAATGGCTGGCATCCTGATCTTCAATCAGACGTAAACTGGGGACGGGGAGGCTTCGGCCTCCCCAACTTCCGTGATCAGGAGTGATTGAGATGCCGCTTAAAAAAGGTTATAGCCGGTCCAGCATCGGCAAAAATATTACGATGGAAGAGGGATATGGCCGCCCGAAAAAGCAGGCCGTTGCCATCGCTCTTAACGTTGCTCGTGACGCTGCGATGAAGGCTGGCAAGCCATCAAAGGCTCCTAAGCGGAAGACAAAGAAATGAAGATGGGACTTTACGCCAACATCAATGCCAAGCGTAAGCGCATTGAATCTCAGAAGGCGGCTGGCACGAAGGTCGAGCGGATGCGCGAGGTCGGTAGCAAAGGCGCTCCTTCCGCTTCTGCGTTTGTTGCATCGGCAAAGACCGCCAAGCCGATGAAGGGCAAAAAGAAGTGAAGGGCGTCAAGCATTATCTGCCCAATGGAACGGAGTGGAAAGGTGGCACCCATAAAATGGGAACTGCCTTGTTCACCGGAAAAGAGCATAGCAACGCTTCTAAAAAGCTGGTCCATTCCAAGGACATCAAAGGCAAAAAGAAATGACCGAATTCCCGACGATTCTTTATCGCACTCCTGGCCGACATCAGCAGCCGCGTGGCGCGACTTACGATTACAAGGCCGCAACCGATCAAGAGACGTTTGATGGTCTAATCACCAAGGGCTGGTCCCCATCCTATGAGGATGCTGTGGCCGCTACCGCCAAGGCGGTTGAGAAGCCTATTGACGAAGTGTCCGCCCCGACGCGCCAGGAACTGGAATCCAAGGCCAGCGAACTTGGGGTATCGTATGATGGCCGCACTTCTGATAAGAAGCTGGCAGAACGCATTGCTGAAGCTTTGGAGGGATAATCGTGGGATACACCAAGCGCCAGTTCATTACCGGAGCTTTCGAGGAGATCGGGCTTGCGGATTATGTTTTCGACTTGCAGCCTGAACAGTTGCAGTCGGCTCTGCGGCGCTTGGATGCAATGATGATGGAGTGGAATGCCCAGGGCATCCGCCTTGGATTCCCCATCGCTTCCAGCCCGCAGGATAGCGATCTGGATACGCCTGCTGAAACCCCAGACAGCGCATGGGAGGCGGTGATCACCAATCTCGCCATCCGCATTGCGCCTGGCTACGGCAAGACCGTCGCGCCTGATACCAAGATGATCGCCAAGAACGCTTTTAACACGCTGTTGATGCGCGCCACCTTCCCGCTAGAAAAGCAGTTCCCAGAGACGATGCCAATCGGGCAGGGCAACAAGCCTTGGCGGTGGATCAACCCATACGCTTACAGGCCATATGATCCTTTAGCTGCTGGGCCTGATGGCCCGATTGAATGGAGTTAATTAAATGCCAACAATCAACCAACTTCCGTTAATCACGCAGCTTTCTGGCGGTGATAATGTTGTGCTTTATGTCCCCAATCAAGGGGACTCTCGCAGAGCTTCGCTCACCACGCTGATCGCGTTCATCGAAGAGAACTTTGGCGCTATCGTCTGCACCAGTGTGCAAACCACAGTGACCACCTTCGCCCAACTGCCGACCCCCGTTGGCATTGCCGGCACCCGCGCATTCATCACTGACAGCTCAACCGCTACATTCGCCGCGACGGTTGCTGGCAGCGGCGCCAATATCGTTCCGATTTATAGCGATGGAACCAACTGGAAAGTTGGCTAGTGCCGAAAGATTCGCGCCTCGCTCGTGCTGGCGTGACTGGCTACAATCAGCCTAAGCGCACGCCTGGACATCCCAAGAAGTCCCATATCGTTGTCGCCAAGGTTGGTGATGAGATCAAGACGATCCGTTTCGGCCAGCAAGGTGCCAATACCGCAGGCAAGCCAAAGGCTGGCGAGTCTGATGCGATGAAGGCCAAGCGCGCATCCTTCAAGGCGCGGCATGGTGCTAACATCGCCAAGGGCAAGATGAGCGCAGCCTTCTGGGCAGACAAGGTGAAGTGGTGAGATGGTCCAGATTCCGATCCTGAGAGGCATCTACACGGACAACGGGCCGGACTTCCGCACGTCATATCCAGTTAATATGGTGGCCGTGCCGAAGGCGAATGGCATCAGCGAAGGGTTCCTGCGTCCTGCCGATGGGATTGTTGCCAACGGAACAGGCCCAGGCACTGACCGAGGCGGCATCAACTGGAACGGCGACTATTATCGCGTCATGGGATCAAAGCTCGTCGAGATTGACATCAACGGCGCTGTCACCGTGCTTGGTGATGTTGGCGATGATGGGCTGCTGGTGACGCTTGATTACAGCTTTGATCTGCTTGGGATCGCCAGCAATGGTAATCTGTTTTTCTGGAATCCAGCAACATCAGTCCTGGCACAAAACACCGATCCCGATCTCGGAACAGTGATCGATGTTGTCTGGGTTGATGGCTACTGGATGACAACGGACGGAGAGTTTCTTGTCGTCACGGAGCTGACCAACCCATTTGCTGTCAACCCGCTCAAATATGGTTCGTCCGAAGCTGATCCTGATCCGGTGGTTGCGCTGCTGAAACTACGCAATGAGGTCTATGCGCTCAACCGCAACACGATTGAAGTGTTCAACAACGTCGGCGGCGACCTGTTTCCGTTCCAACGCATTGAAGGCGCTCAGATTGAAGATGGCGCGATAGGGACGCAGGGGTGCTGCAATTTCATGGAGACTATCGCGTTTCTCGGTGGAGGATTCAACGAAGCGCCTGGCATCTACATGGGCGTCAACGCCATCGCCAATAAGATCAGCACGCAGGAGATCGACGACATCCTGCTGGAATATACCGAAGCCGAATTGGCGCTAGTGAAATTAGAAGCGCGCAATGATCGAGCGCACGATTTTCTGTATATTCACCTATCAAACAGGACGTTGATCTTTGATGCGGCTGCAACGCAGGAAATTAAAGAACCAGTTTGGTGTATATTAACCAGCAGCATCAATGGTTACAGCAAGTATCGCGCCCAGAACTTTGTGTGGTGCTTTGACAAATGGCTTATTGGCGATCCGACAAATAGCAATATTGGCTATATGGTAAAGGATATTTCATCCCATTACGGGGTTGCAGTGCGCTGGGAGTTCGGGACGACCATTGTTTACAACGAAGGGCGCGGCGCGATCATGCACAATTTGGAGCTTGTCGGTCTGACAGGCTCTGTAGCCTTTGGCGAAGACCCGACCATCAACACGAGTTATTCGATTGATGGGCAGAACTGGAGCCAGCTCAAATCCATTAACGCTGGCACCATTGGTCAACGTGCGAAACGCCTGGTCTGGTTCCAGCAGGGATGGATGCGTAACTGGCGGATCCAGCGATTCCAAGGCACCTCAGACGCGCATATGTCTTTCGCCAGGCTAGAGGCGGCTATTGAGCCGCTGGCGTTCTAATGGCCTTTGAAAAACTGAATCTCAGCCGGGACCAGCTTGCGTCATTTTTGCAGGACTTTGAGCAGATCAGGCAGTTTGAGAAACTGTTCAGCACGGTTGACACAATCAGCACCATCACAATTGATGAGATAGGCATTTCGGCTGATAGTGCTTTTGCGGCTGCTAATGAGGCTCTTGCCGGCATCGCAACACTGAACGATCTGGTCGCTCCGCTTGTTGTTGCCCCACCGCCAACTGGCGGCACCGTGACCAGCGTTGATGCTTCAGGCGGCTCCACCGGCCTCACGTTTACCGGCGGGCCTATCACATCAAGCGGGACGCTTGTCCTTGGCGGGACGCTGGCGGTCGCCAATGGCGGCACCGGGCAGACCAGTTACACCGATGGCCAGCTCCTGATCGGCAACACGACCGGCAACACGCTTACCCCAGCCACGCTGACAGCAGGCACAAACGTCACGATCAGCAATGGCGCTGGCGCTATAACCATCAACGCAACGGATGCTTTTGTCGGCACGGTAACAAGCGTCTCCGTTGTCTCCGCTAACGGGTTTGCTGGCACCGTGGCGACTGCCACCACCACGCCAGCCATCACCATGTCAACGACGATCACAGGCGTCCTCAAGGGCAACGGCACCGCTATCTCAGCCGCGACCGCAGGCACGGATTATGTTGCGCCTGGCGCTTATACGACCAGTGGCCTCACGATGGCTACCAGCCGCCTCCTGGGCCGCACCACGGCCAGCACAGGTGCAGCCGAAGAGATCAGCGTTGCTGGTGGATTGACGCTATCAGGCGGGGTTCTGACTGGGGCATCCGGCTCGGTCACAAGTGTGACTGGGACAGCACCAGTCGTGTCCAGCGGCGGCACAACACCGGCCATCAGTATGCCTGCCGCCACAACCTCGGTGAATGGGTATCTGACCAGCACGGACTGGACGACGTTTAACAACAAGGGATCAGGCTCTGTTACTAGTGTTGGCGGCACCGGCACGGTCAATGGCATCACCCTGACCGGCACAGTGACAACGAGCGGCAATCTAACACTAGGCGGCACTTTGTCTGGCGTTAGCCTTACAAGCCAAGTTACAGGCACGCTGCCAGTTACCAACGGTGGAACCGGCACCGCAACAGCCTTTACCGCAGGCTCGGTTGTGTTTGCTGGCGCGTCCGGTGTTTACGCTCAAGACAACGCCAACCTATTCTGGGACGACACCAACAACGGCCTTGGTATTGGAACAACTTCGCTCAACGCTCGGCTATCGCTTGGCTCCTTGGTTTCCAATAAAGTCTTTGCGCTTTACGACGATGGCACAAACCAATACGGCATGGGCATTGCAAGCGGGGAATACCGCCTGTTTGCAGCCACTGGCGGTAGTGTTTGTTTTGGCAACTATGCTCGCAGCACCGACACCTTTACCGAAAATATGCGGATAAATGGTAGTGGCAACGTCCTAATCAACGAAACAACACCGTCCGGCGCTTCTTTGGTTCATAACTTTGAAGTCAATGGCGACATTATGTCTACCGGAAGTGGTTCGGGCCTGTTCTGGGCCAACCGATCTACGGCACCATCATCAGGCGCAGACTGGTATGGCTGGTATACAACCGGCGGCACGATCTTTCTCTACAACCCTGCAGTTGGCAACATTGCGTCAATCAACTCGGCAACCGGCGTATATACCGCGCTATCTGACGGCGCTAAGAAGAAGGATTTTGAACCATCTTCCATCGGCATTGACGCCATTATGGCGCTCAAGCCTACACTGTTTCGTATGCAGACAGACGCTGATGATGCGCCTAAGCAGCTTGGCTTTATCGCGCAGGACGTGAGGGACTGCATCCCGCAAGCCTATGTCGAGGAGCAAAACACCGACGCTGGCGGGAACGACGCGACATATATCGGCTTAAACGACCGCCCAATCATCGCGGCGCTGGTCAAGGCTGTGCAGGAATTAAAGGCTGAATTGGATGCTCTGAAAGGGAATGTACCATGACTGTGACTGTGAAAAATATCATCCCACCCAAAGAGGCTGAGGCAACTCAGACCACCCAGTATACAGCCGTTAACTGCCGCACGATCATTGACAAGTTCACGGCCACGAACACCAGCGCCGGCAACGAAAGCCTGAGCGTTAATCTGGTGACGAGCGGTGGGACGGCTGGTGATGATAACTTGATTGTCGATGCGCGGATGATGGCTGCGGGCGAGACTTACGCATTCCCAGAGCTGGTCGGCCAGGTGCTGGACTCCGGCTCATTCATATCAACCATTGCCAGCGCCGCCAATGCGCTTACAATTCGCGGATCAGGAAGAGAGATCGTGGCATGAAAAAGTCCATAACTATCATCGGCGGGTTTGCTGGCTTGCGTGAAAGCGAACCATTCGTCACGACTGCCGAGAACAAAAAGAACACGAAGATCGTCATTGACGATTGGATGCTTGGTCCTGAAAACCCTAGCAATGAACCGGATGCCAATGAGACATTCTGGGTGGCGGTAGGCAAGGCGATGCAAGTCGATGAGACTGAGGCTCGTCGTCGTCGCTGCTCGAACTGCGAGTATTATGACAACAGCACTCTCACTCAGGCCAAGATGGAACGCATCTCTCGCAACCAGTGGGATGATAACGCTGGATTCCGTGGATTTTGCACCAAGTTTGAGTTTGTCTGCCACGATCTGCGCGTATGCCAGGCCTGGGATGAACGCGAATTTGAATTTGAAGATTGACTGTGATATGGTGCGCCCACCGAGCGTCATTGAGCATCCGGTGGCTCACCGTAATGGGATGATGCTGTGACTGCACTTTGCCAATCAAAAGACATTGAGACCGTCACTAACGGCCTTGTTGCGTCTTTTGACAAGGCATTCTCGGAATCAGATATGCAGCGGCTGGAAGCAGCATTCCTTGATCTTCCGCAGGCTGATTGTCCGATCACTCATCGCTTCGCACCTGGCATCTATGTTCGCGAAGTGAAGATGCCTGCTGGCTCTTATGTGATAGGCCATCATCACAAGACGCTTCACATCAACATCATGCTGTCAGGTCACCTAACTCTGATTAATGAGGATGGCACTAAGACTGAGATGCACGCTCCGCAGACTTTCATCGCCAACACTGGCCGCAAGATCGCCTATATCCATGAAGATGTGATCTGGCAGAACATCTTTGCCACCGAAGAGCGTGATGTTGAAACGCTTGAGGATATGTTCCTCGATAAAAGCGAGGCATGGCTTGAGTCAAAGAAGTTTAACCAGATGCTGTTGAGTTTTGACCATTCCGAGGATGTGGCCGACTTCTATTCAGCCATTGAGGCGTTTGGCTTTGATGCCGATCTGGTACGCTCAATCTCTGAGAATGCAGAAGATCAGATTCCGTTCCCGCATGGCGAATATAAAGTCGCCGTTAGTAAGAGTCAGATTGAAGGTCTTGGCCTGTTCGCAACGGCAAATATCCCGCAGTTTGAGGTGATCGCGCCAGCTTCGATTGATGGCAATCGCACACCGGCTGGGCGATTCACCAATCACTCCAAGAATCCAAATGCGATGATGTTTCGCATGGAGAATGGCGATATTTATCTTGTCGGATTGCGTGATATTGCTGGATGCAAGGGTGGAAACATCGGTGAAGAAATCACAGTTGACTATCGTCAGGCGATGGCCGTGACGATTGGAGGTAATTGATATGAGTGCAGTAGCAACAGCAGTTATAGGAAGCGCCATTATTGGTGGCGTGGTTTCGTCAAGTGCCGCTAGTAAAGCGTCAAAAGCTCAGGTTGAAGCATCCGATAAGACTATTGCAGAGCAACGTTTGGCGCGTGACGAATTAACTAGGCTTCTCGCTCCATATACAGCCTCCGGCATTCCTGCACTCCAAGCCCAGATGAATCTGATCGGCCTTGGCACCAAGTCAACTGATTGGGGCGCATACGCTCGATCCAATCCCGCTCTCCTACAAGCGTTCGAAGCGCAGCGGAATCCAACTCCCATTCCTCCTACAAGTTTTGGCGCAGGCCCAAACATGGATTTTAGCGGGTTTGGTGGGTTTGGCGGGGAGTTTGGTAATTTCGCATATACCCCTGGCGCTCCTGCTGGGGGAGCAGCTCAGCCTGGCATTCAGTCGTTAGAAGAATTTGCACAAAAATATTATACGGACACTGGCGCTGCTGATGACCTTTCTCAATTCACCATCGATCCACAACAGCAAGCCATCTCCCAGATTGAAGGCGGCGCAGGATTCCAAGCTCTGGCACGCCAAGGCGAGGAGGGCATCCTCCAGAACGCATCGGCCACTGGCGGTCTGCGCGGCGGCAACGTCCAGGGCGCGCTGGCTCAGTTTCGCCCTGCCTTGCTGAACCAATTCATTGAGCAGCAATATGGTCGCCTTGGTGGGATGGCTAATCTTGGACAGAATTCCGCTGCAAAAGTCGGCGCTGCTGGGCAAGAGGCCGCAACTAATATCGGCACAGCTCTTGGAGAAGCTGGAGCAGCACGGGCTGGAGCGGCTACCACTAAGGGCAATGCATTTAATAAAGCACTGGGCGAAATCACTGGATTCGGCACTGGTGCTGAAGGCAAAAAAATATTGGGGGGAATATTTTAATGCCTCAACCATATGACTATAACATAGATTCTCCAAACGCGGCATTTCAGAATGCCTATAACTTCAGCAATGCTATAGCTGATCGGCGGGCAGCTCAGGTGAAGGCAGAAAAGGCGAAAGAGGCTTTGCAGTCGGTTACCACTGATCGCACGCCTGAGAATATTGCGAAGGTTCTTCTTCTTTATCCTGCATTAAAAGACCAGATCGCTGCAAGCGAAGCTGTATTAAATGAGGCAGAAATTAAATCTGCCAACCGATTTCGTGGCGAAGTTATTACCCTTTTCAAATCAAACCCAGCATCTGCTCGTGCGCGGCTGGTAGAGCAGGCAAATGCATATGCCAGCACGGTTGGTAAAGAAAAAGAAGCCGCTGCTGCTCAAGCTCTGCTCAAGAGCTTTGATATCAATCCTGATGCCGTGATCCTTCCCATGACTATCCATTTGGCTCAGAGTGACGATAAACTTTATAAAACTCTGTTTGGTGCTGGCGATCCAACTGTATTTCAGCAAGATTATAATTTCATCAAAATGACATTTGGTGATTTAGCCGCAGCCGAATTTGCTCAGTTTGGCCGCAACGGCTTAACTAGTATTCCGCTTGGCGAAGGCCAAGGCACCTATGTTGGACCCCCATCAATGGCACCAGGCGCTTCAGTCTGGAAACAACAGCCCAGTATGGAAGGCGGACAGCAACCTACACCTGTAACACCACCAGGCGTTGCTGGTATTCTTGGTGGCGCAACCCAATCTAAGAGGATCACGCAGGCAGAAGCCAATGTCGTTCGTCAGTCACTCGGCAAAAATGGACAAACTGCTTTCCAGAAATGGATAACAGAAAATAGGATAAAGATTATCGTCCGCGCCGGGACGGCACCTGATGGTCGCCGTGTTGTGCAATTTGAAGACGGGACCATTGAATATGGCGCAGATTGATTCAAACACCATCCAGTGGGACGCTCCTCCGCAGTCGGTTGGAGAGCCAGTGACTGGTTCTGTAGATAAGCCGTTGCGGGGCGGCGTGATTATTCCGGCAAAGCCTGAGAAGCCTGATAAGCCACGCGAAGCACCATCGGGCTATCGGTATAATGCTGCTGGTAATGTAGAGTTTATTCCCGGTGGCCCCGCTGATCCAGACGTTAAGAAAGACACAAATCCAAGCGAAGGCGACAAGAAGGTATTACAGCTTCTTACGCGAATTGCTGGTGGTTCTAGTGATATTAATAATGCATTAGTTATAAATCCTGAAGCGCAACAAAGCGGCTTCTTGGAGGCATCATCGCGTAGCACAGTCGGCGAGGGCATGATTACTCGTTCTATTGCTGGCGAAGATCGGAGAATCGTCACAGATGCACAGGGCGATGTGCTTGACGCACTGTTAACCCTTGGAACTGGCGCTGCATACAATGAAGAGCAGAAAGCAGCAAACACGATTGCTTACTTTCCACAGTATGGCGATACTAAGCGCGAAATTGCGATAAAAAATGAGCGTCTTAAACGGGCTATTGTAGCGGCAAGAATTGCTGCTGGCCCATTGGCTGAAAATTTTGACAAAAGCATCCAGCCTTTACTAGATGTTGTTGAGGGCGATGTTAATACAGACGCTCCTCCCGCCACTGGTGGGGCCGGCCCAGAAGGCCCAGCAGTCACAGTATCGCTAGAGGATTCAATAGCCACCTTTGGGCAACCCACATACGATATAGATGGCAACCTCGTTGGCCGTGCTTATCAAAAAGATGGTGGCAGTACATTTGATGCAAAGGGCAATGATCTCGGGCTTACTATTACTGTTACCGATGACTCTTTGCGGGCTCCTGCGCGATCATTTTATGAAGGCGTTCTCAATTCAGTAACCGGCAGCGACCAATCTACTGCTACGACTGAGCGTTTGCCCGACTGGGTTGATATGCCTGGCATAAACAACCTATTAAGTTCTGCTGCTTGGAAAACCGGATTTGGCACCGCGTTTGGCGGTAGCCCGCAAGAGATTGCACAGATCGTTCAGTCCAACTTTCCTGGCACTCAGGTGTTTCAGGATGAGAAGGGTAACTACATCCTGAGATCAGCTACTGATGGCAAAGATTATGCTATCAAGCCGGGATTTCAACTTAGCGATGTTCCGCGTGCTGCCAGCATTATCGGCGCTGGTCTGCTGACGGGTGGCCGAAGCGCAATGGGAGTCGCTGGCCGTGAAGCGTTGATGCAGACCGGCATCGAGGCAACTCAGACTGCCACTGGAGGCACTTTCAATCCAGCCGACATTGCGGCTGCGGCTGTTTTCGGCGGTGGCTTGCAAAAGGGCTTTGAGGTTCTTCCCGGCGCTGCTGGGCGCGTAGTCGGCGGGATCATGGGTAACACTCCGCCTGGCGGCGGTGGTGGCGGCGGCGGTGGAGGGGACATTCTAGATATTCCTGGAGGCATCCCACTTCCCGGCGGCGGGGTAAGTCCTGCTCCTGCTAGATCAATGGCACCTGAATATATTGCCCAACCTCCTCCCGGCGCTCCTGTGGCGCAATCAGCACCATCTGCTGCCATTCCTCAGACTCCAACGGGTGGTATGCGCGGCACCGCTGGTGCTATGTCTGCCAGCGAAGAAACCATTCGCACGCAGCGCGCACTTGAGCTTCCTGTTCCAATTGAACTGGCTCGGTTCCAGCGCACTCGCGATTTTGCTGAACAGCAGCGCGCTCGCGAACTTGCTAAAAACAATGAGGTTGGTGGTCCGATCCGTGAGCGCATGACGCAGCAGCAGGATGCTCTTCGTCAGAACTTTGAGAGTTTTATTGAGGGCACTGGCTCTGAAGTATGGGATAACCCATATGAGCAGGGTGGCGTCATTGCTGATGCGCTTAAAACTCTTGCACGGCGTGAGCGCACGCGCACCAGCGCACTTTATAGGCGCGCAGAAAAATCGGGTGAAATGCGCGAGCCTGTTGAATATAAAGAATTGGCAGATTTTATTGCACAGCAAGCTCCGACAACCCGTGACGCATTGGCTCCAGTTCTCAAAACTGTTGATGAACAGCTTTTGTCAAATGATCCTAATAAAACGGGAATGATTTCTCTGAATCAGATGGAAGATATTAGGAAGCTGATCAACAAGGTTGCAAGCCCAGGCACGCCTAGCGCAGTTTTTGGGCGCGATATGCGCGCCATCATTGACAACATGACCAAGGATGCTGGCGGCGATGTTTACAGGCAGGCTCGGGCATCTCGCGCCAAGTATGCAAGAGATTTTGAGGACATTGATTTGGTTGAAAAGGTTATATCCAATAAGCCTGGCACCACTGAGCGGTATGTCGGACTTGAAAAGGTAGTTGATCGCATCACCGGGCAAAGCGCACAACTTGATAGCGTGAAGCATCTACTCGGATTGCTTGACAAGGCAGGCCCTCGTGGTGCGCGTGCAAAACGCGAACTGCAAGGCGCGGTTTTTGAAAAGATTAGAGACCAAGCATATCGTGGCGTTACAAGTGACCAATCTGGTCAAACGGTTATTAACCCAACCAACCTCAACAATATAATCAGAAGCATGAACAAAAATGGTAAAATTGATGTAATTTTTGATAAGAAAACGGCAGAGTTGCTGAACACAATTAATGAGGTGACCAAGGATATTGTTACAGCACCTCCAGGCAGCGTAAATGCTTCTGGAACGTCAAGTGCAGTCCTGAATGCCATTGATACAGTGGCAACATTTGGAATCACAGGCGCTCCCGTTCCTGCGCTTAAAATCCTCAATGAGTTCCGCAAAGCTATGGCGAATCGATCACTCCGCAAGGAAGTGAAAAGGTTGTTGGACTGATGACCTTTCCGCGCAACACAATTTCAGGCATAACCAGCGCACAGGAGTTTAACTGATGGCCGCTCTATCCGTTCTGGTTCCATTTCCAGTATTCAGTGACCGTGATGGTCAGCCAGTAGACAGCGGCAGCATCTACATTGGCATTGCCAATCAGAACCCGGTGACGAATCCGATCCAGGTCTATTACGATGCTGAACTATCCATTTCGGCCAGTCAGCCGCTGATAACATCTGGCGGATATTTCTATCGCAACGGGACGCCAACCAACGTTTATGTTGATGATTACGCCTACAGCATCACTGTCAACGATAGCAAAAACACTCTGATCTATACCAACCCGATGGTCCTGAATAACGCTCTGCCATTGGTGACATTGGCTGAATTGCCGGATGTTCCTCCATCGGCAGGAAGTGTTGTGTTCGTCACCGATGTTGGCCGCGAAGGGCTTTTCATCTGCCGAGCTGGCAACCCACCCAGCGATCCGCTGCAAGGCATCTACGTTGATTCCAACACGGTAGGATTCTACTGGGAGCGCGTCTGGGATGGTATCAACGCGATACCCGAATGGTTTGGCGCGGTCACAAACAGCAACACTGGCGGTATTCCGGCGGCTAACGTGGCCGCTCTAGAGGCTTGCGTCCTACTTTGCCCCGTCACTAACATGGCTCCAGAAGATTACTGGATCGATGACGTCTGGAAGATTGACACCGAATACCGCACCGTGCGCGGCGCAACCCTTTCCAACGGTTATGACACCGGCACCGGAACCCGCGTCATTTGCACTGATGCTGCGTCAAATGTAATCCAAGTTGGGCCAGACAGCGCGCCTGCTACTCCCAGCGATTATTACCGCAACATCACGGTGGAGAATTTGAACGCTCGATGGGGCGTTTCTCTCACGCCGCCATCTTCAGGGAATGAAAGCACCGCCGTCAAAGCATGGCTCGTCAATTACGTTTTGAACGGCCAGATTAACAATTGCACAGCTTGGGAGCCGATCATCGGCTTCTATCTCTACGGCTGCGTTTACACCAAGTTTGACGACTGCGCGGTGTTCCGCTCAAATACCTACGGCGGCGCAAACGACTTCTTTCGCGGGTTTTGGGCGCAAGGCGCTCCGCCTATCCTAGCCGGTGGCAACCCATCCATATATATAAACCGATGCAACGTATCGACTGGAAGCTCGCCCGTTTTGGTTGCGCCAACTGGCGTGTTTATGAACGCCAACTTTTCCGACATTTTTATTGATGATCTTGAAACCAGTGCGGTTGACAATGGCATTATCGTTGACGGAACCGGCGCAGCTAGTGGAGCCAGCAAGATTGATCTGCACATCCGCAATTCGGTTATGGATCAGTGCAATGGCAATGGCATTGAGATCAACGCATTGAACGCAATGGCCATGGTGACGATCAACGGTGGCTATATCCAAATCAACGATACCGCCGCGACCAAGAACGGCATCTATATCCACGGAAGCGTTAACACCGGATCGGTGTCCATCGGCGGCGGCATCCAGATTATTAGCAGTGTTGGAACGTCAAACATAGGCATCTACATCAGCCAGCAGTCTAATGTTAAAGTTGACAGCACGGTTATTATTGAAGATTTCTTTAACCCAGTCGCTATAGACGGCGGTTCTGAGCGGTGCGACATCCGCGCCACGATTAATAACCCAAACACGGGCAACGGCACAACGGCTGCGGTGTTTATCAATAACGCTGTTGAGTGCTACATTGCCCCATCGGTGGACGGCGCAGCGTCCGTGTTCGGGCAAGGCGTCTTAAGCAGTTCAACGCTGCTTAACCGAGCCACGATTGATCCAACCTTGTTTAATTCGACGGCGATCAGCGGCGGTGCAGCCAACAAGGTGGTGATCAACTCGGTGGCGATCACTACGCCTGACTATTACACAACGGCAGGCGTGGCTGGAACTGCCGGCGCTGGCATCTTTGTAACCGGGATCACAGCGTAATGAACACGATTGACAAGACCGAAGCCCGCCTTGTTACGCACGAAGAAGTCTGCA